AGAACGGTGACACAGTCGGCATCATCAGGCTTGAAGAGAGCGTGAAGATGGCGGCGCGTGATCTGATGGGACTGTCCATCAGTAAGCGACTGAGGAAGTACTGGAAGCAGACAACCGCTGAGGAGAAGAAGCTTGCTTATAGTCTCACTCTTGGGACTGGTCGTGTTTACCTATATGACCACTTTGGTTCGACCGACATCGACAATATCATCTCTCGCATCCGCTATCTTGCTGTTAGCTGCGGTTGCGGGATGGTCGTTCTGGACCACATCTCTATTGTCATCTCTGGAGAGGAAGACGGTGACGAGCGTCGAATGCTCGACAACCTGATGACCAAACTCAAGACAGTAGCGATGGAGACAAGGATCGTTCTCCACATCGTGTCCCACCTCAAGCGTCCCTCTGGTGATAAGGGACATGAGGAAGGCGCTCAGACTTCCCTCGCTCAGCTTCGTGGGTCTCATGCCATCGCTCAGCTTGCGGACCTTGTCGTTGGCGTGGAGCGTAACCAACAGGACGAGCGGTTCAAGAACGTGAACGTCCTTCGTGTCTTGAAGAACCGCTACACTGGTGAGACTGGTCTCGCTGGATGGTTGATCTACGATCAGGAGAGTGGCCGCTTGACTGAGGCGCTCGATGATCCGTTTACAAAGGAGGTCCCACATGCGGGACAAGGAGACACCGATAGTCCATTCTAAGAGAGACACTCCTGTCCTCATAGATGGCAGTGGTGGGTGCAAGTTCACCCGCTGCTACTACAATGGGCATCCTTCGATCATGCTTGAACACGCTGATCTTGGACGCCCTCTTCTCATCACAGGCCCTGTTCTCGCTGGCATCAATGGATGGCTGGCGAGGCTGGTGCAGGAACAAAAGAACATCACTCTTCAATAAGGATATAAGAATGCAGGGTCCCACCCTCCCCATCTCTATCGAAATCGACACCATGAAGTATCGTCAGGAAGGCGAGACCCACCGTGACAAGTGTACCCGCATCGCTGACGGTATGAAGGATAGTGACGAGCACTTCCATGCTATTCGTGACATCCTACTTGATCAGCGATTTCTTCCGGCTGGTCGTATCCAAGCTGCTGTCGGTGCCGCTCGACAAGTAACTCCGTTTAACTGCTTCGTGTCTCCGACGATCCCTGACAGTATGTCTGGTATCATGGACGTAGCTAAGTTTGCTGCTGAGACGATGAGACTTGGAGGTGGTATTGGCTATGACTTCTCAACCATCCGCCCGCGTGGAGACATTATCGCAAAGACTGGCTCCCCCGCTTCGGGTCCGGTGTCGTTCATGCGGATATTTGACGCAGTGTGTGGGACAGTGGCATCCGCTGGACACAGGCGAGGGGCACAGATGGGTGTGCTGCGGGTGGACCATCCTGACATTGAGGAGTTCATCAGAGCTAAGCAGAATACAAATCATCTCACCAACTTCAACGTGAGCATCGGTATCACTGATGCCTTCATGGAAGCTGTTGAGAAGAACGAGGGCTTCGACCTGGTGTGGAACGGAAAGAAGTACCGGACCATCAACGCTCTGAACCTGTGGAACGAGATCATGCGCTCCACTTGGGACTGGGCTGAGCCGGGAGTTCTGTTCATCGACCGCATCAACGAGATGAATAACCTGTGGTACTGCGAAGACATCGCAGCCACCAATCCGTAAGAGAACACTTCACCACACATGCGGATTTAAAACCTCTCCTGATTGACTTGGAAGTTCTTGCAGGAACGACAGGGCGCAAGGGTAATGCCAGCGTGAGAGACTGAGCGGAGAGGCTACGGGCAGTACGGCTCCTATCTGGAGTATGTACAATAGAAACAAAAGAATGCCCCTGTTGTAAGAAGCATCTTACACAGGATCAGTTCGCCTTCAGAGGCGGTAATCGTATCGGTCCACAACACACTTGTAAAACTTGTACGTTGGATCGCTTACGCAAGCACAGACGATACACCAGAGCTTTCATGTCCCGATATAAGACAATGAAGGGGTGTGTGTCGTGTGGGGTTAAACACCTACATCCAGTCCAGTACGACTTAGATCATGTCAACCCGCAGGACAAACGGAACAGACAGATCAAATCGAACAGTCGAGCGATTGAACCTTCTTGGAGCCTAGCAAGGATCAAAGAGGAGATGCGGAAGTGTCAGGTTCTCTGTAAGAACTGTCACGCGCTCAAGACTTACCTCGAAAAAGACTATCTCAACCACACAAACCAACTAACAAACTAAAGCCGTCTACTGCCCGTAGATGCGACAGTCCACATCTAGATCATACACTGCAAATCGGTGATCTAGATTGGTGCAGAACAACCACTACCCCCCAACGGTGCTTGCTTACTTGGGTCCTTCAATCTGGTGAAGTACATCAAGGTTGCTGAACACACCTCGCTCAGTGAACCAGTGTACTACTTCGACTTTGAACAGTTCGACAAGGACATCCCCGTTGTGGTCCGTGCAATGGACAACATCGTGGACCGTGCGCTGTATCCTCTGACCGAACAGTATGAGGAAGCTAAGGCGAAGCGAAGGATGGGCCTTGGGTTCACCGGAGTTGCCAACGCACTGGAAGTTCTCGGCTACCAGTATGGTTCACCGGAGTTCATCAAGTACTTGTCTGAACTGACCCGCGTCTTCACCAACGAGGTCTACATGGCTTCCGCTATGTTGTCGAAGGAGAAGGGTCCGTTCCCTCTGTTCGACAAGAACCTATACCTCGCTGGTTCCTTCATCGAGAAACTTGATCAGGATGTGCAAGATGCAATCGAAGAACATGGTATCCGCAATAGCCACCTCACCTCCATCGCTCCAACTGGAACTATTTCCCTCGCTGCCGACAATGTATCCTCCGGTATCGAGCCAGTGTTCAGCTACGGGTTCGACCGAACAATCCAGACATACGAAGGACCCCGCGTTGAACGAGTTGATGACTATGGGGTGCGCGTATTCGGTGTTCGTGGTCGAACCGCCGATCAGTGCAGCGTAACCGAACACGTGGACACACTCATTGCTGTGTCTGAGTGGATCGACAGCGCAGTCAGCAAGACTTGTAATGTCGGAGACAACGTAACCTTCGATGAGTTCAAGGACGTTTACATGAGGGCCTGGAAGGGTGGCTGCAAAGGAGCAACCACGTTCCGTGCTGCTGGTAAGCGTATGGGTATCCTCAACGCTGCACCTCAGGAAGGTGAGGGTGCCGCTTGTTACATTGACAAGGAGACAGGGAAGAAGACATGCGAATAGAAGTAGTCTCTATCCACGACACTGCTGATGGTGGCTGTCGTGTCCTTTTCGAGATGGACGATGACACCATGTACCAGTTCATGCGGATTGGTTTGATGTCAGTACTCCGCACCGCTGCTGAACAGGCTATCGCTGAACACGATAAGGAGGATGATGAGTAAGATCACCGTCGATCTAATTGACCACATGGGTGACGATCTGCGGGTGGCTAACGCTGCCCGCGTTTCGTTTGCGAAGGAGAGTGAGTACCAAGCGTATCCTTCTGAGGATAGAGGATGGGACTACAAGCTCTCCGACAAGGACACCAAGCTGATCCACTACCTCGCCAAGCATGGACACTGGTCGCCGTTCTCCCACTGCTTCCTCACGTTCCGCATCAAGGCACCTATCTTCGTCGCTCGTCAGCTTCAGAAGCATCAGGTGGGCTTGAGTTGGAACGAGGTGAGTAGGCGGTACGTGGACACTGAGCCTGAGTTCTACATGCCTGATGTGTGGAGGAAGCGGGCTGAGAATGTCAAGCAGGGTAGCTTGGACGATGGCTTCCCAGTTCCGACTGAGAACATGCAGATGTTCTACAAGGGCATGGTGTCCCACTACAACCATCTACTTGCGAATGGCGTCTGCCCCGAACAGGCCCGCATGGTACTGCCTCAGTCCATGATGACTGAGTGGTACTGGTCCGGTTCTCTCTATGCGTTTGCCCGCGTGTGTAAGCTTCGGCTCGATCCTCACGCACAGAAGGAGACGCGAGAGGTGGCACAGTGGATTGCGGATTACAGCATCAAGCTGTTCCCTGTTAGCTGGCCCGCACTGATGAACAACGAATAACCAAGGGACCTTCGGGTCCCTTTTTCTTTCTCTAAGGGAGATCGTATTGACCACACTCGTATTCGACATTGAGACCAATGGTCTCCTCGATGAACTGGATCGCGTCCACTGTCTGGTTATCCGCTACATCGGACATGATGAGATCGAAGGCAACATCCTCTCTTGTGGACCTAACGACATTGAGAAGGGTGTACGTGAGTTGATGGAAGCTGATGTCCTCATCGGCCACAACATCCTCAAGTTCGACATCCCCGCTATCCAGAAGGTGTACCCTTGGTTCAAGCCCAAGGCCAAGCTGATGGACACCCTGATCCTTGCCCGTCTCATCTTCCCTGAGATTGCGAAGATGGACTACGGCTTGGCTGAGAAGGGTCAGCTACCTAAGAAGCTCATCGGACGCTACTCACTGGAAGCCTTCGGCTACCGCATCGGTGAGTACAAGGGTGACTACAAGGGAGGCTGGTCTGAGTGGTCGCAAGAGATGCAGGACTACTGCGAACAGGACATCGAGGTAACCTCCAAGCTGTACCACAAGCTGATGGAGCGGAAGGAGCAACATGGATACTCCGACTACTGCATCGAGCTTGAGCATCGTGTCGCTGAGATCATCTTCCGTCAGGAACAGAACGGCTTTGGCTTCGACATGCAGAAGGCAGGGCAGTTGCATCAGGAGCTTCTCGTCAAGCGTATCGAGCTTGAGAAGCAGTTGATGACAATGTTCCCGCCGTGGGAAGTGAAGACCCCCTTCGTCCCCAAGGTGAACAACAAGACACGCGGCTATGTGAAGGGCCAGCTTACCTACAAGGTCCAGACGGTGGAGTTCAATCCCTCTTCTAGGCACCACATCGCCAAGGTACTCAAGGAGAAGCATGGTTGGGAACCAAAGGAGTTCACTGACAGTGGCGAGGCTAAGGTAGACGATGACGTTCTTGCGTCCCTCGACTACCCTGAGGCCAAGCTACTGGCTGAGTACTTCCTGATCCAGAAGCGTCTCGGTCAGTTGGCTGAAGGCGGTGAAGGACTGATGAAGCGTGAGAAGAACGGACGCATCCACGGTGAGGTGATCACCAACGGTGCGGTGACCGGACGGATGACGCATCGCAAGCCCAACATGGCCCAGGTCCCTGCCAATCGTTCTCCTTACGGGGAGCGCTTCCGCGAGTTGTTTATCCCACGTGCGGGATGGACGCTTGTTGGCTGTGACGCTGACGCCTTGGAGCTTCGGTGCTTGGCCCACTACATGGCCGCGTATGACAACGGTGAATACACTGAAGTCGTGCTGAAGGGTAAGAAGGAAGAAGGAACTGACATGCACTCTGTGAATTGCAGAGCTATCGGTCTCGATCCTAAGACACACCGCGACATAGCCAAGACTTTTTTCTACGCCTTCATCTACGGGGCAGGAAATCACAAGATAGGAACCATCATCGGCACTGGTGATGACAAGACACTTGTGAAGATTGGTGAGCGTACCAGACGGAAGTTTCTTAAGAACCTTCCTGCGCTAGGCACTCTCACTGAGAAGGTGGCTACCAAAGTCAAGGCTACTGGTTCTCTCAAAGGTATCGATGGTCGCCGCTTGTCCTGCCGCTCTACACACTCAGCACTGAACACTCTTCTACAGAGTGCCGGAGCTGTTGCGATGAAGGTGGCACAGGTGGCGATGGATGAAGACCTTCAGGCTGCTGGGTACGTACCAGGCTTGGACTATGAGTTTGTCGCTACGGTACACGATGAAGTCCAAATTGAGTGCAGACCTGACATCGCTGAGGTGGTGGGTAAGACCGCTGCTGATGCAATCCACAAGGCTGGCGAGAAGCTTGGGTTCAAGTGTCCGCTGGCAGGTAACTATGAGATTGGAGAGAGTTGGGCCAAGACACACTAGATAACAAGCGTTGTCCGCGATGTGGGGTACACAAGCCGACAACTGAGTTCTACATTAGACGCCGATCTGACAGGCCACAGAACACCTACATCTCTTCTGAATGCAAGGCTTGTAACTATGCCCGAACTAGCCGTGATCGAATAGCAAACGCTAATAGGTCACGGGTTAGTTCTGCAAAGGGACGGGCAAAGAGGGCGGGGATACCGTTCGACATCGTTGCTACTGATCTAGCTTGGCCTACTCATTGTCCTGCTCTAGGGATCGAACTAGATTACAGCCTCGGAACTAAAGGTTCAGGTTCAAGAAGTAATAGTCCCTCGCTTGACCGAGTTATTCCATCCCTAGGTTATGTGAAGGGCAACGTAATCGTTGTCTCTCAACTCGCTAACGCAATCAAGACCAACGCCACAGTCGAACAGATTGAGCGAGTGGCGGCTTTCTATCGGCAATTCATCTCATAAAGAGGACTATCCCATGCTACAGAAACTAACTGAATGGTTGCGCCGACTGTGGCGTGACGATGTCCCTGACGCTGTCGAGCGTCTCTGGCTCGATGAGTATGCCCCATACGTTCGTGAGAAGTACGGCATCCCACAAGCGTTCATAGATGAGGAAAAGGAGGACAAGCATTGGAACACCTGACGCTGCTGATCGATGGTGACATCATCTGCTACGAAGCTGCATCCGCTGTCGAACAAGAGATCGACTGGGGTGAAGACCTGTGGACCCTTCACTCCAACCTCGATGAGGCCAAGGCTCTGGTCGAGACTAAACTACTGGGGTGGCAGGAGAGGTTCTCTGCTGATGCCGTCATTGCTTTCTCCGACAGCACCAACTTCCGCAAGACTGTCTACCCTGACTACAAAGGGAACCGTAAGTCCAAGCGGAAGCCTCTCGCCTACAAACCACTCAAGCAGTGGATGGAGGGCGTGTGGGAAAGCTACCAGCGTCCAGGTCTTGAGGGCGATGACATTCTCGGCATCCTTGCCACCCACCCCTCCGCTATCCGTGGGCAGAAGATCATCGTCTCCATCGACAAGGACATGAAGACCATCCCCGGCTACGTGTGGAACCCTGACAAGGACGATGAGCCAGTCTTCTACTCAACTGAGGAGGCTGACTACTGGCACCTCTACCAGACACTCACTGGTGACACCACTGACGGCTACCCCGGTCTCCCCGGATGTGGCCCCAAGGGTGCTGAGAAGGTACTGGAAGACCCCTCATGGAAAGCTGTTGTTGCTGCCTATGAGAAGAAGGGACTGACTGAGGATGATGCTCTTGTTCAAGCTAGGTGCGCCCGCATCCTCAGGGCGACTGACTATGACTACAGGAAGAAGGAGGTGAAGCTTTGGTTACCGACAGAATGACAACCCCATGCTGGCTGTGTGACAGTATGGTAAAATGTGAGGACTGTAAGAAACCACCAGCACCTCTTAGTCCACCCAAGACCAAGTCAGACGGTGGCTCCACGGACTACTACAAAGTCCCCGCTGGTACCACTGACCTGATCGACCTGATCGAACACAAGAAGATGTCCTTCGCACTCGGTAACATCTTCAAGGCTTGCTACCGATTGGGTGAGAAGGAGGGTAACGACCTCCTCTACGATCTCAACAAGATCATCTACTTCGCTGAACGGCTGAAAGCCCAGGTAGAAAACAACCGATAACGTAATGATCCCCGTAGGTTAGGGTACTTTTCCTGACCTATAGGGGACCCTTAGGACTACCATAACAGGAACCAACTCCTATGAAGGCTCCCCCGATTTCCAAAGACCTGATCGAGTATCTCGAAAAGGAATTCCCCACCACCTTCATTCTCGCACGACCTGACGCCCAACCCTATGAGATCGCCGCTATGGTCCACAAGGAGATAGGTATTCAGCGTGTGGTGAAACACTTGAAGGCGGTTCACGAAGAACAACAGAACGAGGACCCCCTCAATGTGTATGAAGACACCTAAGACGCCCAAGCCCCCGGCACCACCCCCTCCTCCTGCCTCTGATGAGAAGCCCCAGACCCCGGTGATTGATGAGGGCTATGGCGAGGGTGATCAGCTTTCTGCCAAGCGGCGTGGGCGTAGTTCACTGACCATCCCTATCGGTGGTCTGAATATCCCGCGATAACAATAAGGAATAACTGATGACTGCCTCAAGTCGGTATGAGGCTCTGTCAGGGAAGAGGAATACATATCTGGAGAGGGCGCGAAGCTGTGCAAAGCTCACGATCCCTCACCTCTTCCCCCTTGAGGGTGCAAACGAGAGTTCAACATACGACACACCGTACCAGTCTCTTGGTGCGCGTGGCGTGAACAATCTTGCATCTAAGCTTCTCCTCTCGCTTTTCCCTGTCAATGCTCCCTTTGCTCGTATGCAGTTAGGGGATGCGGAGCTAGATGAACTGGCACAGGCGCAGGGTGCGTCAGGAGATGCTCTCAGGACAGTAGTCGCTGAAGGTCTAATGAAGGTCGAGAACCGCATGAAGCGGTGGATGGAAGCTAAGACAATCCGTCCCATCATGGACCCCGTCTTCAAGCATCTGATCGTAGGTGGCAACGTATGCCTCTTGGTCGATGCTGTGTACGGCGGTAGGATGTTCTCCCTAGACAAGTATGTTGTGCGCCGTGACGCCACTGGCTTTGTCACGGAAGCTGTGATCAAGGAAGGTGTAGACCTAGACAATGCTCCCCCGGAGATCATTGCCCTCGCTGGAGAGAACCTCACCAGTGACCGCTCTGATGCCAAGGGTGCATCCAAGTCCAACCTCTTCCTTTACACCCACATCAAGTGGGACGCTAAGGCGAAACAGTACAAGGTACAACAAGAGTTCAACAACAAGAAGGTTGCTGGCTCTGAGGGTTCCTACCCTGAGAACAAGATGCCCTTCCTGTTCCTCCGCTGGTCCTTCGTGGATGGTGAGGACTACGGACGCTCCTACATCGAACAGTACTACGGTGACCTGATGTCACTGGAGACGCTGACCAAGTCTGTCACGCTGGCCTCTAAGGTCACTGGTAAGGCTGTGGTCCTTGTGCGTCCCGGCGGTGTCACGAATGCCCGTACTCTGTCCAAGGCTGAGACTGGTGACGTTGTCGCTGGTTCGCTGGAAGATGTGGGTATGCTCCAGTTCGATAAGTGGGCTGACCTCCGCGCCTCGATGGAGATGATCAAGTCCCTTGAGCAGCGCCTGGCCTTTGCCTTCCTCCTCAACTCTGCCATCCAGCGGAACGGTGATCGTGTCACCGCAGAGGAGATCAGGTACATGGCTGGTGAACTGGACGATGCGCTTGGTGGCACCTATGCCATGTTCGCGCAGCACCTCCAGCTTCCCTTTGCCAAGGCTGTACTGTCAGAACTACAGAAACCAAAGGCCGCTGAGTTCAAGCTCCCGGCTCTCCCTAACGGCATCAACCCTGTCATCGTGACTGGTATCGAGGCTCTTGGTCGTGGACACGATCTACAGAAGCTCGATGTATTCCTTGGTGGTCTTGCTCAGATGCTCGGCCCTCAGGCTTTGCAGTACCTCAACATCGGTGAGTACATGAGCCGCCGTGCTGTTGCTCTCGATCTCGACATCTCCAACCTCATCAGGTCGGAGGAAGAGATTGCCGCTGAGCGTGAACAGCAGATGCAGCTTGAGATGATGAACAGGCTTGGGCCTCAGGTCATCAACCAAGCTGGTGGCATGATGAAACAAGAAGTCGCTAATCAAGCACAAGAAGGAAACCCTAGTGGCTAACGCCAACATTACCAAGATCGGCATCACTGATGCTGTCGCCAAGGAAGAAGCAGCCAAGCCCTCCAAGGAAGCTGCTGTTGAAGCTGCTGCCCCGAACATCTCTGAGCGCCGCGTAGTCGGTAAGAAGGAGATTGTTGGTCCGGGTAATCAGAAGATTGTGATCGAGAACCTCTAACATGGAAGTAGGGATCAACGTCCCGCAGACCGGACCTGAGGCTCCCGCCCAGGCTCCGACGAATGACCGCCCCGCATGGCTCCCTGAGAACTTCAAGTCCCCTGAGGACCTCGCTAAGTCCTACAAGGAAGCACAGGCTGAACTGACGCGCCTCAAGCAGGGTACCGCTCCCGCAGCTACTGAGGACAAGCCCACCTCTCAGGAACAGCCCAAGGCTCCCAACAGTGATCTCACTATCGACCAGCAAGCAGCACAGGCTGTCACCAATGCTGGCCTCGATGTCGAGAAGTTGTCCTCAGAGTTCTTTGCTGAGGGGAAGCTCAAGGACGAGAGTTACGCTGCGCTGGAAAAGGCTGGTATCCCCAAGGCTGTCGTGGATGACTTCATCCGCCTCAAGCAGGGAGAAGCCGACAGCGTCCGAAACGAGGTTGTCCAGATTGCTGGTGGTCAGGAAGGCTTCCAGCAGATGATCCAGTGGGCGGCTACGAACTACGCTGATGCTGCAATGTACAACCAGATGATCTCGTCTGGTGACCCCTCTCAGATGCGTATGGCAATGACTGCACTCAAGTCTGCCTATGTCGCTGCTAATGGTCAGGACCCCTCCCTCGCTATGGGTGGTGGTGCTGGTGTTGGTGGTGACTTCTACGCCAACGACCTAGAGATGGTCGCTGACATGCAGAAGCCTGAGTATCGCAACGATCCCGCATTCAAACGGAAGGTACAGGAGAAGGTGGCTCGGTCCACTAACCTGTTTAGGTAATGACGAAACCCATTAACAATGATGCCCTCTCACTCATCAAACGGTGGGAGGGCTGCAAGCTCACTGCTTACCGTGATATCGTAGGCGTCTGGACTATCGGCTATGGACATACCTCAATGGCTGGTCCTCCTACGGTCAAGGCTGGCATGGTTATCACTCAGGGTGAAGCTGATGAAATCCTCAAGAAGGACCTCATCAAGTACATAGATGCTGTGGACAATGCAGTGAAGGTTCCGGTGAACGAGAACATGAGAGGCGCTATGGTGGCTCTATGTTTCAACATTGGACCCGGAGCATTCTCCAAGAGTTCTCTTGTCAGGAAGCTCAATGCTGGTGACGTGTCTGGTGCTGCTGATGCCTTCCTCTCATGGAAGAAGGCTGGAGGCAGGGTGGTCCAAGGACTACTGAACAGGCGTCACGATGAACGCAAGCTGTTCCTCAAGCCCGACAACGGGGCAACTATTGCTGCACCTGTGGTCGCTGGTGGGACTGAACGCAAGCCTCTCTTCCTCCTGATCCTTGAAATCATCATGGCTCTCTTCAAGAGGAAATAATGTGGATCATTGCTCTACTCATTGCGGTCTCTGTGGCCGTACTATTTATTCCTCAGCTTAAGGGCTGGAGGACACAGTCCTTCGCAGTCATCACTGCAACATGGTCTGCCATCCTCCCTCTCTTCGCTGAGATGTTCGACTACTTCCGTGGACTGAAGTGGGACCAGTACTTTGGTCCTGAGGCAGCGCCGTGGATCATCTTGTCCACCACTGTGGTGTTTATGATCCTTCGCTTCATGACCACAACCCCTGTCGGAAAGAAGCACTAGCGTGTTTGCGCTGCTGACGAAGCTATTGGCAGGACCCCTCATTGACAAGGTGCTGAATGTCTTTGTCTCAATGCAGAACCGTAAGGCAACGGAAGCAGAGGTACGCGCTGCCGTCGAAAAGGAAATTCTCTCCACGCTCAGCGAAGTTGCTGAAACCCAAGCAAGTGTTCTCAAAGCAGAGATCACTGGAGAGGATTGGCTACAACGAAACTGGCGTCCTATTGTCGCCATATCGTTCTCCTTTGTATTGCTCTTCTACTCCCTATTGATGCCAATCCTGGTATCATGGTTTGGAGTTCCTCCAGTAAGGACTGGTGATCTTATTCTAGAATGGACTTACGACACAGTGTTGTTGTGCCTTAGTGGATACATCGGGGGACGTACAATCGAGAAGGTCGTAAGGATGGTGAAACAGTGACTACAATCGCTTACCGTGATGGTGTCCTTGCCAGTGACAGTCTTGTCACCTTAGGCTCCACCAAAGTCCACGGTAGTTACCAGAAGATCAGGCGTGTCGGTGGACACCTAATCGGGACCGCTGGTTCTGTTGCAGCGTGTCAGTCCTTTATTGATTGGGTGCGCTGCGGTGATGACGAGTCCCCTCCTCCCAAGGGTGAATACAACGCACTGATCATCGACCCGCGAGGACGGGTACGTGAGATGGAGAATGGGAGTGTACTGCCTGTTCCTCGCGGTGCTAAGTTCTTTGCTATTGGTAGTGGTGCGCCTTATGCGCTTGCGGCTATGTACGCTGGAGCCTCTGCCACTGAGGCTGTGAAGATCGCAGCCAAGATCGATACCTCGACTGGTCTTCCTGTGAAGACACTCAAAGTTAAGTAAGCATGTTGGGGTAGCGCCCCAGCACTGACCGGGGTGAGCTGGTGACAAGCGGGGAGAGACCTGCACAATCTCCGTGTCCATAGTCACACTGACCTCTCGTCGGTGACTTCTAAGAACCACTACGCGATACTCTTGACCCCGCGAACTCCCCTGAGGGGGAATAATCGTAGGACAATCTCGCTGTGCAGCGTGTGAGTTTCGAGAAGGTGAAAACCTCCCTCAATCCTTACACGGAGAAACTAAATGTCTAACGCAACTCTGACCCGTGTCGGTCAGGTTAACGGGGCTGGCGATGCTGAAGCCCTCTTCCTTAAGATGTTCTCTGGCGAAGTCCTCGCCTCCTTCAACCTTGCCAACGTCTTCGGTGATAAGCACCGTGTGAAGTCGATCTCGCAGGGTAAGTCTCACCAGTTCCCTGCCATCGGCACGGCGACTGCTGGTTACCACACTCCCGGCACCGAAATCGTTGGTCGTAACTCGGTCCTCCAGAACGAGCGTGTGATCACCATCGATGACGTTCTGCTGGCTAACGAGTACATCGCTGAGATCGATGAACTCAAGTCGCACTACGATGTCCGTGGTGAGTACGCGAAGCAGATGGGTGAAGCCCTCGCGGATCAGTATGACCGCAACGTGGCCCGTAACCTCGTCCTCGCTGCCCGCGCCTCTGCGACGATCACTGGCGGTAACGGCGGTGGCTCGGCCACTCAGGCGAACTTCGCTACGGACGCTGCCCTCCTCGCGGCTGGTATCTACAGCATGGCTCAGTCCTTCGATGAGAAGGGTCTCCCTGAGGCTGAACGTTATGTGGCTGTGAAGCCCGCCCAGTACTACCTGATGGTTCAGAAGACTGATCTCATCAACAAGGACTGGGGTGGTGTTGGTAGCTACGCTTCGGGCCAGATGGGCACCGTGGCTGGCGTCACCATCGTCAAGTCGAACAAGGTCCCTCAGGCCAACGATACGTCGAACACCGCTATCCCGTCTGGCTATCGCGCCAACTACTCCACGACTGTCGCCATCGGTTGGCACCCGTGGGCCGTTGGCACCGTCAAGCTCATGGACGTTCGCTCTGAGAGCGTCTGGGACGTTCGCCGTCAGTCCACGCTGCTGCTTGCTAAGTATGCTTGCGGCCACGGAATTTTGAGGCCCGAATGCGCGTTTGAGTTTAAGAGCGCCTAATCAACATTAACCCCGCCGGGGATCGCCTTCGGGTGGTCCTCGGCTTTTTTTTCTTTGGACAACATGGACGCTATTGCTCTCACTACAGAACTAGAAGCCATCAACGAGATGCTGAATGCTATCGGTGAGGGCCAGGTGTCTTCAATCGACACTGGCAACGCTGATGTGCAACAGTGTGTGCGGCTTCTCCGCGACCACTCCCGCAAGGTACAGAAGCGAGGCTGGTGGTTCAACACAGACGCTGAATACGAGATCACGCCAGACGGCAACGGTAACCTCATCCTCCCCGCTAACACACTTAGAGTGGACCCTGTGGGGGACGATAGGTGGGAGAAGCCGTGGGTTCAGCGTGGTACTAAGCTGTACGACCCCAACGATCACACGTTTGTCTTCACTGAAAGCGTGAAGGTAGACCTCGTCCTCGGTCTTGCATGGGAGGAACTCCCGCAGACTGCCCGTGACTACATCACTGCATGTGCAGGATTGGAGTTCACTGACACGGATATGGCTTCAGAGATCAGACATGCCTTCACTCAACGCCGCAAGGACGAAGCATGGCTGGAGCTTCTGAAGGAAGACGCTGAAGCCTCTGACTATAACATGTTCCGCGACAGTACCGCTGGACTAGAGATGGCCCGCAGGAGAATTTAATGTCGGCATTCACCTCCTCTATCCCCAATCTGCTTAACGGGGTAAGCACCCAAGCTGCATCCCTGAGATTGGTCACTCAGGGGGATGAACAGATCAACGGGTACTCTACCCTCACCAAGGGTCTCCTCAAGCGACCCCCGGCACACCTTATCAAGAACGTAGGTGCTGTCACTGGTGCCTCTTCTGCATTCACTCATATCATCAACCGTGACGCCGTAGAACGCTACGTGGTCTTCATCACCAACGGTGACCTCAAGGTGTTCGATCTGGCTGGTAACGAGAAGACCGTCAACTTCCCCAACGGGAAGACCTACCTCAACAACAGTGACCCCAAGAAGGGCTTCGCTGTCACCACCATCGCTGACTACACGTTCATCTCTAACAAGTCCGTAGTGACTGCGATGAGGTCGGCCACTGAGCCTACTCGTCCCTTTGAAGCTCTTGTTGCTGTCATGGCGGGTAACTACGCCCGTAAGTATGAGATCATCATCAACGGCTCCACTAGGTCACAGTGTACCACCCCTGATGGAAGTAACCGTTTCCATCTACAGTATATCGATACAACTGTCATCGCTCAAACTCTTGCGTATGGCCTGACCAACTCTTACTCCAACTCTGGTGCTAGTTCATTCCAAGGAGAGTTTGGTGCTGGAGGTTCTCAGTATGATAATACGTCAGCAAGCGGCACTGGTATAGCTGCTTCTGCACCGTGGACGGTAACCCGCTACGGTAACTCTATCTACATCAAGAACTCCTCAACAGACTTCACCATCACGACCAACGATGGCTTCAACAACAACGCCATGAAGTCCGTGAAGGGGAAGACACAGCGTTTCTCTAATCTCCCTGAGTATACTGAGAACGGTATGGTGGTTGAGATTTCGGGAGAGAGTTCCAACAACTTCGACAACTACTGGGTCAAGTACGAGAGTGATGGCCGTGTGTGGAAGGAGACGCGCAAGCCTGGTGTCAAGCTTGGCTTTGATGCAGCGACCATGCCTTACATCCTCGTCCGTGAGAGCAACGGCTCCTTCACGTTCAAACAAGCAATATGGGGTGATCGACTGGTAGGTGATGAGGAGAAGTCCCCGGAACCCTCCTTCATCGGTCAGGCCATCAACGATGTCTTCCTCCACCGCAACAGACTTGGTTTCGTGGCTGGAGAGAACACCGTCATGTCTGCCTCAGGTGACTTCTTTAACTTCTGGCGCAGGACGCTCACGACGATCCTCGACACTGATCCCATCGATATCGGCTCCTCGTTCCCCAAGGTTGCCATCCTCAAGTACGCCTCGTCCTTCAACGGTGACCTCTTGTGCTTCGCTGAGAACGCTCAGTTCCGCATCACTGGTGGTGATCTACTGACCCCCAAGAGTGCAGCCATCAGGCTCCTTGGTGAATTCTCAGTGGACGTTGGGTGTAAACCCGTGTCCTCCGGTTCCTTCATGTACTGGGTGGGCAAGGACAATGACCGCGCTGTGGTGCGAGAGTTGTGGCTTGATGAGACTGGGACTATCCAGACACCTCTTGAAGCGAACTCCCACTGCCCTGACTACGTTCCCAAGAACATCTTCAAGATGACCTCCTCGACTGAACTCAACATGACTGTTGGGTTATCCACGGAACGCCAGAGTAGTCTCTATGTGTACAAGTACTACTGGTCTGGACGAGAGAAACCTCAGGCTTCGTGGAGCCGTTGGGAATTCGGAGCGACCATCCTGTCCTGTGACTTCATTGACACTGACCTGTGGCTTGTCCTTCTGGATGGGACTGATGTCCGTATCGTGAAGGTCCCCTGTCAGGTGGATGCCGTGGACACTGGAATGACCTTCCAGATTTACCTCGACCAGCGCGTTGAGTTGTCCGGTGGTACCTATGATGTCGGTAATGACCGCACCTCCTACACGATGCCCTATACGGTGACATCTAGTGTCGAGGCGTGGACTGGTTACTCTGGCACTGGGACCTACAAACCGGGACACAAGTTGCTGGTAGACAGCTTCACTGGAACCACCATCCGACTGGAGGGTGATACCAGGAACGAGAAGGTCTACGCTGGCTTCCCGTATACGTTCCGCTACAGGTTTTCCCCGCTGTACGTCAGGAAGAACGGGGATAGTGGTCCTCTTGTTATCACTGAAGGCCGCACTCAGGTCCTCCGTATGAGGCTCACGTTCTCCGACACCTCCTACTTCACTGTAGAGGTGACGCCTGAGAACAGGGCCAAGTTCACCTACGACAGCGCAGTCAACGCATGGTCACTTGATGATCCCATGATGAAGACTGAGGAGCTTGTCTTGGAGGAGAGTGATTACTCCTTCCCTGTGAAGTGCGAGAACACTCGCGTAGCAATCGACATCCTCAATGACCAGGCTGTCCCATCAGGCATCATCAGTGCCGAATGGGTGGGTCTCTGGTACCCCAAGACTAGGAGAATATGACCTACAACATCAGGGCGGCGTCTGTAATGGACGCTGCCATCATCGCCCCGCTTCTCCGTGAAGCAGACAAGAACGAGATCACTGCTATGATTGGATGGGACGCACAGTCTGCCATCGAGTATTCGATCCGTAACAGCGACGAAGCGTTCATCGCTACCCGCCCTGATGGTCATCCTATTCTCATCGCTGGTGTAGGGGAGGGTATACCGTGGATGCTCGGTACTCCCCTTGTCAGCAAGTATGGCAAGTCGCTCGTCAAGGAAGGCCGGAAGAAGGTCCGTGAATGGACTGACAAGTACGACTACCTAACAAACTACGTTGATGTGAGGAACTCTACCCATGTCATGTGGCTATCCTACATGGGGTTCACAATCGAGTTCGCCCATCACTTCATTGGGGCTGATCGTAATGTCCCATTCTATAGGTTTTACAGGAGCAACTAAATGTGCATCATGCTAGGTGCTGGTGCTATGGCGGGCTTGCAGCTTGCAATCGGTGCAGCCTCCACTGTGGTTGGTTTCATCGGACAGCAACAGCAGTACAAGGCACAGCAAGCCATGTACAACGAGAACGCCAAGAACGCACAACAGATGGCGCGTGAACAGTACGCGCACACTCAGAACCGCTGGCGTCAGGAAAGCGCAGCGGCTTCAATGGAGAAGCAGAACGCCAACGTCGATGCGATGGAAGGCCGCGCTACGGCTGCTGTCGCTGCTGGCGAGAGCGGCGTACAGGGTCTATCAGTCAACCAGTTCCTTGCCTCTTACTACGCGAAGCAGGGACGGTTCAATGACGCTGTCGATCAGAACTACCAGATGAACCGCGACTACCTCTGGGCCTCTATGGATCAAACCAAGAACCAGGCGCAGTCGCAGATCAATTCCATGCCTAAGCCCACCAAACCGTCCTTCTTGGATGCTGCTATCCGCATCGCTGGACAGGGACTTGAGGCTGCTGGCACTTACAATCAGATGAGAGGATACGCTTAATGGCAAGTCCTGGTCGCGTACAGGTGCGCGAGTTTGAGCGGGAAGGGCAACTTAATCCCGCTCCTGTAGTTAATGTAGTCCCTGTCGCACCCGTCAATCGTGATGGGGCCGGGAAGAACCTCATGAGCATCGCTGATGCCTTGTCAGGTCTCAGCACCAGCTTTGGCCGCTTCGCTGTCAACAACGCTGCCTACGGAAAGCAGGAGCGCGACAAGGCAGGAACCACTGCCGCCAACTACGCGATGGGTCAGTCCCCTGATGAGTTGATGGCAGACATGGCTGCTAATCCTCAGAAGTATGGCGCTGAGCAAATGCAGTTGATGTTCGCTGACAAGATGGCAGTGAAGTGGAGTGAGAACCTCCCTGCGCTCTACGAAGAATGGGACAAGCAGGGGAATTTCCAAGACTTCGTGTCGGGTAAACAGGCTCAGTTCGTACAAGAGAACTTCCCCGGTTATGCCAACGATGAGAAGTTCATTGGGTACTTCAACAAGGCTGTGGAGCCTTATAATTCTCGGATGGCTAATGCTCATGGCGTGGAAACGTCGAAGCAGTTCGCCGCTGAGAAGGTTGATCTTATCACCTCCCATATTACCAACATGGTTGCTGAAGGACAGAACAAGGGCATCTCCCCTTCCATCATGTCAGCAAGCATCTTCCGCGAACTCCAGAGCCTCGCGCCTTGGAAGAGCATGAGTGGCGAGGACAGAGACAAGCTGATCCTTGGGTATGTCGAAAGCCTCACGAACAACCCTAACGCAACCAAGGAAGACAGAGAACTCGCTGAGCGTCTTCTGAAGATGCCTCGTCCTGTGGACCACACTGCCCCCGCTAGGAACACCACTGGTGGCTCTATCCGCTACGACAAGCAGTGGCAGATGGCTGGTGTGAAGTCTGATGTGGCGGATCGCGCCCGTAAGGCTTCTGCGATGTTTGGTCGTGAGCTGGTAGTGCAGTCAGGTCACCGTAGTAAGGAGTACAATTCTTCTGTTGGGGGTGCCAAGGGTAGCCGCCACATGCACGGAGACGCCTTGGACATCTCAATGGCTGGGATGACTGACGCTGAGAAGAAGAAGCTTGTAGCATCACTCTCCGCTGCTGGCTTCAAGCGCATCATTGGCTATGGTGGAATGAACGCCATCCATGTCGATATGGCTGAAGGGTATACCAACAGCCCAAACGCCAAGGTCGCTGATGGTATCTACGTTATGTGGAACAAGTCAGAGAGCAACAACGGAAGCGCACCTCAGTGGTACAAGGAAGGCATCATTGAAGGCATGGCTGGTGGAGTTGTTTCTGATGCTCCCTCCACTGGTGAAATCCCTTCTCTCTACGACAACCCCAAATACACCACTCAGGCACAGTCGCTACTCGATGCTATGGACACCAATTTCCGTGTACGGAACTGGAAGGTAACGTCTGAGCTTGAGACTGAGTTCAACAATACGTTCATGGCTAATCCTCTGACGGCAACCTCCGCACAGATGGATGAGTTCCAGAAGAAGGCTGAAGATTACTTCACCCCTGATCAGTTGATGAACTTGAAGCAGAGGTTTGAAGCCGAGAAGATCAAAGCCCAACAGAAGGTACAGTCGCAACAGGCGCATGTTGAACAGAAGAAGTATGTCGTTGAAGACGCCTTGAGAGCAATCGAGACTGGCGTAACAAGCGGCGAAGACAGCGGGATGTCTGCCCTGATCGACGGTGTGGAAATCGCCAGCGACAAGGAACCCGGTAAGACCACTACCTTCTCCGCTGAAGAGGTGAAGAAGGAAGCTACCAACGCTCTGTTCGCAGCCGCTGAACAGAAGTTCCCCGGTAACATCCAAGCACAGGTCCTATTCATGACGCCCTACCTCAAGAAGGGGCAACTGAAGACAGACAGGTGGAAGGATCAGATTTCCCAACTGATGCTGGCTAACAGTGCAGAGAAGTTGAAGGAAGGACTGTCTGATCAGGACAAGGCTACCGCTGAACTGCTTGGAGCATTGATGGAGACAGGTGAAATCCCGTTCGTCAACTCTATCACCCCTGAGGGTGGGAGGACGTTCGTGGATGTCTTTGCTCTCAAGAAGTCCTCAGGTCTAACCAACGAGGAAGCTCTTCGTCAGACCTATCTGCTGATGAGTGATCCTGACAGACCTGGTCGTGCATTCGCAGATGTCGAGCAAGTCCGCAATGGGTGGAACCATAATGCGTCCTTTGTGGAACGTATGGAAAGCGTTCAAGGTGGTGAGCTTCTCCGTAAGAGGCTCCAGACGCTTGCCCTTGCTGGTGCTGATGTCAAAGACGAGAATGTTGTCGAACAGGCTGCTGAGTGGGTGAACACCAACCATGTGAAGGTTGGTCGTATGTTCATCCCCAAGCGGATCATGGGGTGGGGGGATAACACCGGAGAGGACATCAAGGGCATCATCGAGGACATCGTTCCAAAGATCGGTGACAAGATGTACCCGCCAGTGGAAGACCTTGAGAACGTCACATTGATCGAGGTGCCTGATGGGTACGCTCTTATCGACATGAACACAGGCAACCCCTTCTATGCCAAGGGACCACGCGGAGAAGTGGACCGAACAAAGACGTTTGTCATTCGCAAGGATGACGTTGATGCCTTCCGTAAGGTTCGTAATGCCCGCGCTACAATCCCTGCTGAGGTCTATCAGGAACGGTTTATCAATGCTGCTGGCAAGAAGGTCATGATCGAGGAGATTGTGATCGATGGTCGCGGTATCGATACATTCTTCTCTCCGGGTACTGAGAAGGTCATCAAGCGTCCAGCAACCCCTGCTGAGATCATTGAGATGGAAGATGAGGCCAACGCCAAGTCTACTGCTGAAGCTGTGTCTACGGCTACACAGAAAGAGATCGAAGCTTCTCCGACCACTAAGGTCCAAGAAGGTACGGCTACTCTGGATGAGCGCATCGATGCTGCACGTTCGTTCTTCCCTGAACTACAGGACAAGAGCGACGAAGAAGTAATACAGTTCCTCAAGGATAGGGGAGCTATTCCTAACAAACAGGAGTAACAATGCAAGACGAACTCCGGTTGGCTATCATCGAAGAAGCCAAGCGTATCGGAGCTAACCCTCACGACTTTGCTACGGTGATTTCGTATGAAACCGGAGGAACCTTCGATCCTTGGAAAGATGGTCCTACTACCCAGTGGGGCCAGCACAAGGGCTTCATCCAGATGGGTGAACCTCAGCGCCAGAAGTATGGGTACACGGAAGGTAAGTCCGTCCGTGAACTGGTTAAGTCTTCTGCCGACTATCTTGTAGACAATGGTTACAAGCCAGGAATGGGCCTACTGGACATGTACTCCACCATTAACGCTGGAGGACCTGGGAAGTACAATGCCTCAGACGCCAACAACGGTGGCGCTCCGGGGACTGTAGCCGACAAGGTCTACGGCCAGATGGGTGGACACAAGGACAAGGCTATGGCTCTGCTTGGGGGGACTTATGTCCCTCCAGCACCCTCCAGTCCACTGATGACCCCCTCTAGGCAGGGTGTCACGAACTCTAGTCCTGTAGAGGGAGTTGATCATAGCTGGCTGGCTGACTTTGTCCCCGTCAAACATGAAAGCCCTCAGCAGGAATACTTCCGCAACGCCTACATGAACCCTGACCCTCCGGGTTATCTTGGGAGCTTGCCCACTGCCTTTGCCAACGATTGGTCACCGAACATGATCGCTGATCACTTGGCATCGTCAGGGTTTGATCCCGATCCCAACTTTGACAACATTGCCAGACAGGACGCTCTCAAGCAGCTTACCAAAGGCAAGGTATATCCTGAGGAGATGTTGAACTCCTTTGGTGAAGCCCAGTCGAGGGCTGAGATGCAAGCTATGGCTAGTGTCTTTGACCAGCAGCTTGAGCGTGAGCGTGTTCTCTCGTCAGCAGGATGGTCTGGCTTAGGCGCGTCTATGACCGCTGCTATCCTCGATCCTATCGCTATTGGTGCTTCTGTGCTTACTGAAGGCGCTCTGGCTCCTGTCATCTACGCTGCTAAGGCTGGTCGCCTTGCCCGTATCGGTGAGGCTGCACTGATGGGTGGTGTGAGTAATATCGCTGCTGAGGCTGCCATAGACGCTGTGGACAACAGGTCTAGGTCTGTCAGCGACTACGCCATAGCTTTTGGCGCTGGTGCTGCACTGCTTGGTTCTTTCAAGACTTGGTCCACTAGGGGTTCGTCCCTTGGCCCTCGACTGACTGAAACTGCCAACAGGATGATCAACCCCAGAGTTCCCAATCAGTCCACCGCTGGTGCCGCTCAAGTGGGCTACGCTACCTTCGACAACCTTGGAAGCATTGGTAGTCTGACTGACGCTGATGTCCCCCAAGCTGCGATGGTCAATGCCCGATTGGACAACGCTGCATGGACAGGCCGTCACCATCCCACCGCTAGGTTCCTTGGTCGTACCCTGATGGAGGACCCTCTTGGCCGTGACGCCGCTGGTAACGTCCTCAACACCGCTGATGTTACAAGCGTAGAGAAGGCTATGATGTACCATAGGGAGGTGAACAACCTTCGTCGCTCCCTTGTTACGCCTTACACTGAGTGGGCCAAGGAGAATGGTATGATGGCAATGGGCATGTTCAAGACGAACAAGTCTTGGCTTGCCTTCGGTGACTACCTTGGTGGGTTTGAACCTGGTACTCCGGGGTATGCAAACCTCGCTTCTCAGCCGGCTTACGTCCGCAAGGCAGTGAGTGAACTGGACAGTTTCTATTCTCGTTGGGATGCCCATATCAAGAACCCCGGAGAGGAACTAGGGAAGACCTATAGACCACTCCCGTGGGGGTCTAGGTCCAACTATCGTCCAATGATGGTGGATCACGATGCCGTCCTTCGCATGATCGAAACGCACGGCAGGGACAAGCTCCAGCGAGCTATCGCCTACGCCATGCAGGATGTGCTTGAGAACCTCGATGAACGCCTCGCCAATAAGTTTGCGCGAGGGTACATGGAGAACCTCATCAAGTCAGGATATGGCAACGTAGATCAACTCAACCATGCTCTTGCTGGAAGGGACAGGGGTGAACTCCTGCGGTTCATCACTGAAGAACTCCAGTGGGACAAGAGTGACGATGATGTTGATGCGCTGATCGGGAAGATCATGCAGAAGAACAAGGACGATGAAACCAGTGGCAACCCTGCCCGTGGTAAACATCGTACAGCAATCAACTACAACTTCGTTGCTTCATGGGTGGAACCCAACGGCGACGAGGTGTCAATCCCCATCCGTGATCTCTTCTCTCGCAATCAGATACAGATGGCTGAGAGATATGCTGATCAGGTTTCTGGTCACATCGCCCTAGCCCGTCTTGTCGCCAAGGACCCCCGTACAGGGGAAACCATGATCAACGGTATCACTACTCGATCTGAGTGGAACGCTCTCATACGCGAGACGCACGAAGCAATGATCAGAGATGGTGTGAAACCAGCGGAAGCTGATGAAACCATCCGCCGTCTTGAGTATGTCTACGATCACATCACAGGCAAGCCAAGGCTCGGAGCCGCTGCTAACACTGCTTGGGCAGCGACGATGAGGCGTGTCTCTGGGACAATGTTTGTCAGGCTCATGCAGAACATGGGTCTGTATCAGTTCCAAGAGATTGCCCACATCCCTGCCGCAGTTGGTTTCCACGCAATGTTCAAGGCCATCCCTTCGATGCGTCTTGTGATGACTGCCAAGGGTGCAGAACGAAAAGCTCTGATCCCTGAGTTGATGGCTCTGCAAGGACTTGGGGATGACAGTATCCTCAACTTCACCAAGGGACACTTCCTTGAGGAAGCCTTCGGTGAAACCAGAGGCAACGCTGCTGGACGCATGTTCGACAATGCGCTGGCGGTGGGTAAGCGTATGACCAGCAAGATTTCCTTGTTCAATGTGGCTAACTCCATGTCTCACCAGATGGCTATGACAACCATCGCTCAGAGGTTTGGACTGCTGGCTATGAAGCACAAGGATAAGCTGGTCGCCAAGCAGACCCCTCGCATGAAAGCTGTAACCAAGTCCAAGGTAGTGAATGGTAAGGTTGTCCAAGAGACAACTGAAGTTCCAGTCTTGGACGATCTTGGGAAGCCTGTGTTCGACACCACCTACGACTTCAAGGTTGATGATATCAACTCTTGGTTTGGCAGGAAGGATGCAGATCGTATGCGGATGATGGGGTTCGATGACAAGTCCCTCGCTGAGGTACTGAAGAACATCTATCAGAACGCTGAGTTCACCCAAGGTGGACGATTGGTCTACATGAACTTTGAGAAGTGGGACCCTGTTGCAAGGGCAAGGTTTGCCCGTGCGCTGTACTCTTGGACTGGCAGGGTGATCCAGAGGAACGATGTGGGTTCTCTTGCGAAGTGGATGACAACTCCGCTTGCAGGTATGATCTTCCAGTTCCGCTCCTTCGTCATGGGGGCCTGGGGTAAGCAGACGCTACACAATATTGCGAACTTCGATCCTCGCGCTATGGCAGTCCTGATGTCTCAGGTTGGTGCTGGTACAATGATGTACTATCTCCAAGGGAAGGCTCGTTCTCTCGGTAAGGAAGACCCTGACGAGTACATGGATGACACCATCCTCAAGGGGAACCTTACTGATACTCAGGCTGAAGCCTTGGTGCTTGGAGGTATTGGGCGTACTGGTGCGTCTTCCATTCTTCCCATGCTTGTCGATACTGCGATGCCTTGGATCACCGGTGATAGCCTCTTTGCTAACTCCAGAAGCTCTACTCAGGCAAGCGACCTGATCCTTGGGTCGCCAGCAGTGTCCACGTATAACGATGTCATGGCAACGCTTACTTCAGTTGGTGACATGGTCCGTGAGGGGCGTACCCCTTCGCAGCCGGAGTTACGGAAGATGGGTAGACTGTTGGGGGTATGGCTTCCGTTCACCATCGGTCTCGATAAGGTTATTCAAGACTACCCCAAGTACACTCCTAAAGAACCTAAATAAACCTAAGTGAGGGGGCTTCTAAGGCTCCCTCTCTCCTCTCTATCAATCAGGGAAATCGATGGCTAATAGCTACGTAACGTACACCGGGAACGGTGCTACGCAAACCTACAATGTTCCCTTCCTCTATCTTGACCGCTCCCATGTGAAGGTGTTTCTCGATAACGTAGAGACCTCTGCCTTCGTGTGGTTGAGTGATAGCCAGATCAGGTTTGACGCTGCGCCCACCAATGGTGCAGTCATCCTGATCAAGCGTGACACTGCGAATGCCCCGTTGGTAGACTTCACCGCCAAGTCACGCTGGCAGACGGCAGACCTCAACAAGGCAATCCGTCAGGCTATCTACATTGCAGAGGAAGGCGAAGAGTACTCTTCCAAGTGGTACACCGGAACTGGTGCGCCACCGTCATATCTAGGGATCGAGGGTGACCTCTATCTGAATACCTCCAACGGTGATGTGTACCGCAAGGGTAACGCATCGTGGAGCGTGGTTGACAACATCACCGGACCTACGGGACCGCAGGGTGCAACTGGACCTCAGGGTCCGCAAGGCGTCCAAGGTCCTCAGGGTGTCGCTGGTGAAAGCGTTCGTATCCTTGGATCGTTTGCTAATGCAGGTTTGCTCCCACTTGTGGGCAATACTAACGGTGACGGCTATCTCGTCAACGCTGAGCTTTATGTGTGGAACAATGGGTCTTGGTCCAACGTAGGTTCTATCCAAGGTCCTCAGGGAGACACTGGTCCTCAGGGCGCAACGGGTGCTACTGGCCCTGCTGGAACTGATGGTTCTCTCTGGTACAGTGGCGCTGGTGCTCCCTCTGGTGGTCTCGGTGTTGTCACTGATTGGTATCTGAACGAGACCAACGGTGATGTCTATGAGAAGACTGGTGCTTCTGCTTGGACGCTTAGGGACAATCTTACTGGCCCTCAGGG